TGCAATCATTTTATATAATTTAAAATCTGGGTATCTTTCTATACCATTATTTTTATATAAAATATTTATGTTATTATCATCTATAATCCACTCACATATTAGTTTTACTAGTGGAGAACAATTATCTAAATCTTTGATTTCATTAATATCATCAACTAAATAATCAAATATAGAACAAGCTAATCTACATAAATCAAAACTAAAATTAGGTTCTAATCTTGGTTTATTTTCATTAAAGAAAGGTTCAGTATTATATTGTGTAGAAGCATCACCACCTTGTTTAAAAGAATCACTACAAAAAATATTATTATTAAATCTATAAATAGAACGTCCAAAATCTATAATTTTAAATATTTTATTATATGTTGGAACTTTATAATATTTTCCATCAAAACAATAATATAAATATTTTTTATTTGTATTTATATACATAATATTATTTGTATGTAAATCATTATGTGTAAATGAGAATACTTTTTGGTATGTAATTAAAGTCATTATTACTTGCATTAAACAAGAAATGAATTGTTCTTCATTTAATTCATCATTGTTTATTAAACTATCTAATGTATTAATACAATATTCCATAGATATTATTTGAATAGGGAATTTAGGAAATGTAACAAAAAGATCTTCATTTATATAACTAGTTTTACTTGTTCCTTCATCTTCATTATCGTCATCGCCATCGCCTTCGTCATCATTTTCGCCATCACCTTTGCCATCACCTTCGCCTTCGCCATCGTCATCACCTTCGCCATCGTCATCACCTTCGCCTTCGCCATCGTCATCGTCATCACCTTCGCCTTCGCCATCACCTTCGCCATCACCTTCGCCATCACCTTCGCCATCACCTTCGCTATAATATTTTCTATCATCATTTTCATAAATTTCTAATAATTCATCTTCATCTGTATGAGATGTTCTTGAAGAACAAGTTGTTCCACTTTTAAATGAAATATTATTACTATTATTATGTTTATTTAAAGTATTAATATTAGTTTCTATTTCAATTAAATCATTATCATTATTATTATTATTATTATTATTATTATTATTTGTAGCATCATTTATAGTATCATTTATAGAATTATTTGTATCATTTGAAATAAATAAATCTTCAAATATATTATTATCAAAATCTTGAATTTCTAAATTTTTTATAGAAATATTGGATATATCTAATGGTTTTAATTTATTAATTTCATCATTTTCATCATCAATAAGAAAATCATAATTTTCAATTTTAAATAATTTATTTTGATTATTATTGAAAAATTCAGATTTAATTAAATATTCTATATCATCAAAAACATTAATATTATAATTATTCTTTATTGCTAAAAATGAACCATAGAAATCTAGTCCATTAATAAAGTTATATTGGTTTAATAATATACTAGATAAATGGCAAAAAAAACCATCTACATAAGAAGAATTATTTAATTCTAACATTTTATTATGTATATTTTCTTCATCAAATGTTGGTAAATTAAATAAATTATCATTAATATTATATTTCCCAACTAAATATTTAAATGGGTCTAATAATGGTGCAATTTTTAAAAATATTTTTTTATTCTTTATAACTTTATTATTTTTAATATCAAATATTTTTCCAATATATTCTTTTTTTATTAAATATTCGTCATTGTCTTGATTAAAAGAATTATTATCAATATTATTATCAATATTATTATCAATATTATTATCAATATTATTATCAATATTATTATCATTAAATTCTTTATTATCAGATTCAATATCAATTAAATAATAACTATGATTTAAATTAATAGAATTATAATTTTTATTATTTAAGTTAAAAAATCTTTTATAAATAGGAATATAGTTTTGTAAATTAGTAAAATCTAAATTATTAAATTTATTAAATAAATCATTATTTTTTCTTTTTACATAATTTATTGAATATTTCATATTAACTAAATAAAATAATATTAAATATTTTATTTAACTTATTATAAAAAAAATAAATTTATTATAAAAATAAAAAGAAATATTTTTTAGTTTTTAATTTTTAGTGTTTAATTTTTAGTGTTTAATTTTTAGTGTTTAATTTTCAGTTTTATTATAGATAAATAACTATGAAATAACTATGAGTATTTTTGTTTAATTTAAATTATTAAAATATATAAATTATAATAAAATGAATTTAGAATTAAAAAAATTTGATATGAAAACTATAAGTTTTAAAGCAAATGAATCAAAAGGACCAGTAATTGTATTAATAGGACGAAGAGATACTGGTAAGTCATTTTTAGTTAAAGATTTATTATATTATCATCAAGATATTCCAATAGGAACAGTTATTTCAGGAACAGAAGAAGGAAATGGTTTTTATGGAAAAGTAGTTCCAAAATTATTTATACATAACGAATATAATACAGCAATAATAGAAAATGTATTAAAAAGACAAAGACAAGTTTTAAAACAAATTAAAAAAGAAATGGAGCAATATAGAAAGACAAATATAGACCCTCGTGCTTTTGTAATAATGGACGATTGTTTATATGATAATAGTTGGTCAAGAGATAAAATGATGAGATTATTATTTTTAAATGGAAGACATTGGAAATTAATGTTAATAATAACAATGCAATATCCATTAGGTATTCCACCAACTTTAAGAACAAATATAGACTATGTATTTATTTTAAGAGAACCATATATTGTAAATAGAAAAAAAATATATGAAAATTATGCTGGTATGTTTCCAACATTTGAAAGTTTTTGTCAAGTAATGGATCAATGTACTGAAGGATATGAATGTTTAGTAATTAATAATAATGCAAAATCAAATAAATTACAAGACACTGTTTTCTGGTATAAAGCAGATGCACATAATGATTTTCATTTAGGAAGTAAAGAATATTGGGAATTAAGTAAAAGTTTAACAGATGATGATGATGATTATGGTGCTTACAATCGTCCTTATGACCCAAGTAATGTAAAAAAGAAATCAAGTGGACCAAAAATAGCAGTTAAAAAATCTAATAAATATTAGTAAATAATAAATTACACCTTTTCTCATTTCAAACGCCGATTAAGAACGTTATAATGAATTTCCAAGTGATATATACCATATGGACCATTTACACGGAAACCATCACAACAATTCATTAAATAATTTAAAAACATTTTGTGCTATTTGTCATACTCGTAAAGGTAAAGAAAGTGGTGACTTTAATGCATTTAGAGCATCAAGTCGCATTCATAAAGTTTAATTCATATATTAAATCTACTAATTTATCTTTTGAATAACATTTATATTTACAATCATTATTTACTAATTGATAAAGATGTTTTTTTTTAAATTTACTTATTTTTTTTTTAATTTGTTCTTTATCTAAATTTATGTATTCGTCTTTATTAAATATTATAGAACTTTGTTTGGTAGATTGTTTTGTTATTAGTTTAACTCTATTTTCAAATATGTTTATATAATCCTTATGTATTTCAAATCCTATACTTTTTCTATTTAATTTAAACGCAGATATTATAGTTGTTCCTGAACCAACAAAAGGATCTAAAACCATATCTCCGCAAAAGGAATAATATTTTATTAAATTATCAACCAACAATTCTGGATAAGGTGCTGGATGTTTAGATTTTGTTTCTGGATTTATTTTCCATATATTAGTTCGTTCATATCCGTCATCAACCTTACTATTTAATGATGTAATAGCATCATAATCTCTCACAATTTTATCTATTAAGAATTTTGATGGTTTTTGAAATATAAATATATATTCATTAATAATATTTGGTTTATATGCTACAGGTTGTCTATGTTGGAAAAATCCACCATTCCTATTTTTTGCTGCACCTTCTGGTTTTACCCAAATTATATCTTCAATAAATTTCCAACCAATTTCTTCCATCAAAGGAACAAAATGAAATGCTAAAGGTATTCTACTGCTTTCACTATTACGATTTTCTCGTTGAATTAATATATTACTTAAATTTACACAACACATTCTACCATCCTCTGTAATTTCATATATTAATGTAAATACATTTTTTAGTGTATTTAAATATTTTTTATAATCTGTATAAGTTACATAATCTTTAACATTATAATATGGAGGAGATGTAATTGTCAAATGAATTTTTTTATTCTCGTTTTTCATATCTGTTAAACCTTTTATACAACAAGAATTAATAATAGTATAATCAAGTGTTGTAATTTTATATATGTTTGATGATGCAATTTTACTATTATTATCATAAGTACTAGTTATAGTTTCATCATTTTTAGATATAGTTTCATCAGTTTTAGATATATTTTCATCAGTTTTAGATATAGTTTCATCAGTTTTAGTTATATTTTTATCAGTATTTGATATAGTTTCATCAGT